ACGTAGCTTATGTTGATATGAAATCGCCAGTAATTAGTGGTATGCCTTCAGTACATGGAGTAGACAATAGCAATGAAGAGAAGCTCACAGCACATGCTCAAGCTAAGGACTTACTAGCTAAGGTATTGCAGTCATGTTCAGGACTAGATAGAGAGCATCGGCACGTGTTGGAACTACGCTACTTCAAAAAGCTAAGCTGGACAGCGATTGAAGACTTAACTGGTTACAATAACACACACAACTGGGAACGATTCAATGAAGCTTTATTACAATTTTCGTGGGCATTTGCGGACGTTGAAGACTTAAGAGTATTCAAAGATAGCCAATAAACGAATAAAATCGGAATGTAATGCTAATAGTGTTCGCCTTATATTGTTAATATCGAAAGAATTGATAAATAGACACAACATATAAAACTAATAAACGAACTATAATTAATCATTTCTTTTGATTGGGTGAAATTTGGGTAGTTTCAAAAGAGACTAACGGTTTTAAGCTAACAATTCTTTTCGACAAAAAGACAATGGGGAATCTTTGTGCTTAGTAAGGTTCGACTCCTTACAGTCTTATTACTGGTATGTTTGACGTAGTTGGTAGCTACGGATAAGCAAGCACAAAAGAGTATGGCGGAGATACATAAAGGCCATCATAAGTCCTACTCGGACACCATCGGGGACAACTACCAGTGAGATGTGGCGGAATAGGTAGACGCTATAACACAATGACAGAGACTGTGAACCTATCGGAGCGGTGTTAGGATGACGGGATTTATTCCCTATGCCGACACAGTCATGTAAGGTGCAAATCCTTACCATCTCATATTTATAACTAAGGCCACACGACGATAGCGTTATGTGGCTTTTTATTATTAGGAGGAAGCAATATGCCAAGGACAAGAAGATGCCGCTATCCTAACTGCCATGCAATGGTTGTGTTCCCTGACCACTATTGTAAGCAACACTATGAACATGAGGCTGAATACTTGGCTAGTCGGCAACGTTGGGCACGTAGTAATGATAAACAATACACACACAAGTACAATACAGTCACTCGCTATCGCAATGAAGATAAGCGTCAGCAATACAGTTTCTATCGAACAAGGCAATGGTCACACCTAAGACAACAAGTCCTAGAGCGTGACCATTACTTATGTGCTTACTGTAAAGTGCAAGGACTTATTACACCGGCTAAGACGGTTGATCATATTGTCCCGATTGAGTTTGACGAAACACTGAAAGCTAACATTGCTAACTTAGCTGTAATTTGTGGGAGTTGCCATCGGGCTAAGACAGACTGGGAACAATCATACTATGGCACTGGGCAAGGCAACGAGTTACAAAGCGTAACACCAATCAATGATGTATCGTCAATCGTTGTGTTAATGAATGAGGAGTGAAGATATTGAAATCATATTATATTGAATCAATTAATCTGTGGATTATTTGCTTGAATACTGACTGCTTTGTTGATGCGAAGGCAAAGGATGTTATTAGAAAGCAATGGCGTCAACAAGTTCACACGGCCGAAGATGTCGTCGTACTTGATCAGTCTATTGCACCGTTTGAGTTCATTGGTAAATCAGATGCAACCATTGATACTGAAACAGTTGCCAAAGCAATCAAACAATCAGAACTTAAACATGAACACCTTAGTCAGATGCTAAGAAAATAGAAAGGATAGTAACAGACATGAATAACAGATATGATAAGATTCCTGACCACAAAGTAGTTAAATCAGCAATGCAACAAGAACTAACCGATAAACAAATCGAATGTGTTAAGAGTGAAATTGAAACAGCTGCTTTACAGAATGATGATAAGGTTCGCATTGATCTTATGAGCTTTAATCCCAATCAAAAGAGAAAGCTGGAGCAGGTTCTAAAAAGTAAAGGCTATAAGTTTGTAAAAGAATCAAGCTGGTCATTACTAGTCAATTTATAAGTGCCTATCGTGTGATTTAAGCGACTTTAAATTTATTAGTGTAATTGTACTAGACGATAATTAAAACAACCCCCCGCCCCTTATATGCCCAGGGGAGAGCACACACATTGGAATTCGCGTGTGATAGAAACAATTTTTGAAAATTTTTAGGTAGGGGGGTCACCAAACGATGAAAGGAGGCATATAAAATGAAAAAAGTGGATAAAGACGTCAACGGCGGGCAGTTATCACGTACACCGCCAGCTTACTTAGGCAGGCAGGCTAAGGTCGTTTGGCGTCGATTAGTTCCCTTTTTAGAAGACAATATCCCTGTTAAGCGCATTGATAGCGGGCTTGTAGAGCAATATGCTTCCCAATACGAGATTTACCGCAATGCGTATAAACATATTCAGGAAAACGGTGAAGTCCAAGCAATCTATAAAACGTTGCAAGATCAGACTGGTACAAAAATTGGTCAAGACTTCGTGGGCTACAAACGAAACCCGATGACTCAAATTTACGACTCAGCGGTTAAAAATCTGACTAAACTAGGCGCTGAACTGGGATTGTCGCCAAAATCTCGTAGTGATTTGATCAAGTTAAACTTAGATGACCACAAAGACGAGCGAAGCGTCGCCGATCGCATGAAAGAATTTCTAGGAGGGTAATAATGAAGATTGATTTAACCCAAACCCATGATGTTATTGGAGCTTATCAAGCATTAGACTGCTCAGCCATTCGCCAACAATATACAGACGCAGGAACTCAGTACGCTTTAGATGTTTTAGATCAGAAGACAACTACTGGTTATTTGATTAAGTTAGCGGCTTTCCGCCATATTAGAGATTTGCAACGGCAAGGTAGCGTTGACTTTCCCTTTGCTTATTCGGTAAAGCGAGTGGATCAAGTGCTTAAATTTGCTTCCATTTGTCCGAACGTTGATACAGGTGAACCAACTAAACTAATGTCGTGGCAAAAGTTCATTATGGCTATGTTAATTGGCTGGCGTAATGATGACGGTGGTAAGCGTTTCTCACGGGCTATTGTTTCCGTTTCACGTGGCCAAGGTAAAACTTACCTTATGGCGATTATCACTGCATATAGTTTCCTAATTGAATCACTAGGACTATCTAACCAAGACTATTTAGTTTCATCCATTAATTACAAACAAACTAGCAAGATTCTGGGCTACATTAAATCAATGTTAGCCAAGATTGCAACAATTGAACCATTTAAAACACTAATGCAAGATAGTGGATTAGATACACGGACATTGTCATCTCAATCTGACCAAGTTGTGATGAGCAGTAACAACAACAAGCTGCGAGCAATCAGTCATGAAGCCGGTCAGTACGACTCGTTTCATTTTACAACGGCTATTTTTGATGAAATTGGTGAAATTAAGACACGGCAGAAGATTTCTAAAATTGTGTCAGGCCAAGTTAAGGTGCGCAATAAGCAATTTATTCAAATTTCAACGGCTTATCCCGATCCAACCGTACCATTCCATGATGATGAGCGTATGATTCAGCAAGCCATGGAACAGGATTATTTGCGTGATGCTGATACATATTTGGGACTTATTTGGTCGCAGGATGATTTGAATGAAACTTACAAGCCCGATACGTGGGTTAAAAGTAATCCCTTACTAGATTTACCAAGTCAACGAGAAGTTTTGCTAAACGGCTTGACGGATAAGCGTGATTCTGACGCTTTGTCTGGCACACTCAACGACTTTCAAAACAAAAACCTTAACTTGTGGCTAGAACAATCAACTGACAGCTTCTTGAAACTGCCTGACGTTGAAAAAGCCATTGTGCAATCGTTTAGTTTTGATGATCGGCAAGTCTATATTGGCTTTGACTACTCGATGTTTAGTGATAACACGGCGTTAGCGTTTGTATTCCCTTATCGTGATAATAATGGTAAACCACGATGGTTTATTTATCAGCATAGTTTTATCCCATGGCAGAAAGCCGGTTCGATTGAAGCTAAAGAAAAGCAAGACGGTATTAATTATCGGGACTTAGCTAAAAAAGGATTTTGCACAATTAGTAGCCACCCACAAGGACTAATCAATGATGAGCAGGTTTATCAGTGGTTGCTTAAATTTGTTGAGCAACATCGACTGGAAGTTGTTTTCTTTGGTTATGACGCTTGGGGACTAACGCCTACAATTAAACAATTAGATTTAAATTCAGGATGGCCGTTGCAAGCCATTCGGCAGCGAACTAGTGAATTGAAAGATCCAACTAAGTTTTTGCAGACAATGTTTGTTGAAGGCTCAGTCGACCGCTTGGATGATCGAATTATGGAAAAGGCGTTACTAAATGCTGAAATTTATGAAGATAAAATTGGTATTCAAGTCGATAAAGCTAAGGCCACATTGAAGATTGATGTAGTTGATGCGTTAATTGACGCCTTATTCCAAGCCATGTATCACTTTGAAGACTTTGCAGATGTGAACAATCCTGATAAACAGGTCGAACGTATGAACGAAAAACAAGTTCTTGAATGGTTTAATAACCCGGAATCGGGATTGCTAGGAGATGATATGAATGATTTTTAAACAATTTTTTGCAACTATCTGGCGTTACTTTGATGTGTTGTGCTTTATTCTAGGTATGATTGCTGGAGTATATGCAGCCTTTTTATTTGGTCAAGCACAAGGTGTTCTAGCAATTGCTGTAGCTTTGTTTTTAGTTGGTTGGCTTTCAGAAGTCGTAACCGCTGGCCAAAAAGGAGGTGATTAATAATGCCTTTTTTTGAACCACCAACAGCAATCAATAATTCAACTAATATTCAAAGTGTACCGGTTGAAGATGATAACGTTGTTAACTTTTTGTCGCCAACTGGTAGTAATGAATATGTTAGTGCCAAGGATGCTTTGGAAAATTCGGATATCTATTCAGCGGTTAATCAAATATCTGGGGACTTAGCTACGATACAGTTAACGGCCAATATGCCACGAGCACAAGGGATTCTAAACAATCCCAGCACGACAGCTAACGGACATACGTTTTGGCAGTCTATGTATTCCCAATTGTTATTGGGTGGTGAATGTTTTGCATATCGCTGGCGCAATCCTAACGGTTTAGATTTACGCTGGGAATATTTGCGACCTAGCCAAGTGCAAACCTACTTATTAGATGATGGCAGTGGTTTAACCTATACGATTACCTTTGATGAGCCTGATTTGGGTGTTCTTCAATATGTACCGCAGTCTGACATGATTCATATTCGCTGGGCTAGTACCGATGGCGGTATGACAGGTAACAGTCCATTAAAAGCATTATCGAATGAGTTACAAGTCAAGAGTTCATCTAATAGTTTAACGTTAGCTGCATTAGCACGTTCAATTAGTGCTCCTGGTGTGCTATCTATTCAACATGGTGGACTGCTAAGCGAGAAAATGAAGGCTAGCCGTTCACGCAACTTCATGAAACAGGTGAACAATTCAAACGGTGGTCCAGTAGTTATTGATCAACTTGAAGAGTACAAGCCACTAGAAATGAAAGCCGATGTTACTAAACTGTTAAGTCAAACAGATTGGACGAGTAAGCAAATTGCTAAAGTCTTTGGCATTCCTGATAGCTATTTGAATGGCCAAGGTGACCAACAAAGTAATATCGACCAAATTAAAGGCATGTACACCAACGCCCTTAATCGCTATTTACAGGCGATTTTAGCTGAGTTGGATAATAAGCTTAATGCTAAGATAACAGCCAATATACGGACTGCTGTCGACCCGTTGGGAGACTCGTTTGCAGCTACCCTATCAGGGCTAACTAAAGATGGCACAATTGCTAACAATCAAGCAACTTGGTTACTACAGCAGACTGGTTATTTCCCAGATGAAATGCCTGCTGCTAAATCAGAAAAAGGAGGTGATAATGATGACAAAGAAAGTGATGATTAAAGGTGATATTGTTGATGATCAAACAGCCGGTTTCTATCAGTTTTTTGGAATGCCAGCAGTATCGCCTTCGGGTGTTGCTGACATTTTAAATGATGATGATGACGATGGTGATGATGAAGCACTTGAAGTTGATATTGCTTCCAATGGTGGCGATGTTTTTGCAGCTAGTGAAATCTACACTATGCTAAAAAATTATGCTGGCAATGTAACAGTTAACATTCAAGGCTTAGCAGCTAGTGCGGCCAGCGTGATTGCGATGGCTGGTGATCATATCAACATTTCACCAACTGCTCAAATTATGATCCACAAGGCTTGGTCACAACCAGCTGGTAATGCTGACGATTTGGAGCATGAAGCCAGTGTTTTAAATGGCATTGATCAGTCAATTGCCAGCGCTTATGAAGCCAAAACTGGCATGGATCAAGCCGACTTACTACAATTAATGGCCAATGAAACATGGTTAACCGCTAGTGATGCCGTCGATAAAGGCTTCGCTGACGAAATTATGTTTGCTAATGATCAACAATTGCAACCGGTGAATGCCATTTCACATATTCCACCTAAAGCTGCAGTTAATAAGCTAATGAATTTAATTTACAAGGCGGATAAGGATAAAGCTAAGCCGTCTAAAGAAGAAAATACTACTAATAGTCAATCTGCTGAATTACGAAACAGCAAATTGGCTATTTTATTTGAAAAAAATCAAAAGGAGGCCAACTAATGGCTAATATTAACACAATCAATGACGCTTGGATTGCCCAAGGTCAAAAGGTATCAGACTTAAACGACAAACTAAACGCAGCTGTTCTTGACGACAGCTTTGATCAAGACCAATTTAAAGCAATGAAACAAGACCGTGATAATGCGATTGCTCGTCGTGACGCTTTACATGAACAATTAGAAGAAGAACGTAAAGCTCAAGAAATTGTCAATATGGAGGATAAGGACAAAACCCCACTTGATGATAAAGAAAAAGACATCAAAGCTGAGTTCATTAAGAACTTCCAAGGCATGATTAAAGGTGACCCTAAAGTTATGAACTTGGTAACTTCATCTACTGACGAAGGCGGCAACGCAATTGGTTTGACTATCCCTCAAGATATTCAAACAGCAATTAATACGCTTGTTCGTCAATACGATTCATTGCAACAATACGTTAACCGAGAAGCTGTTACAACTCAAACTGGGTCACGAGTTTACGAAAAGTGGACTGACGTTACTCCACTAGCTGACTTAGATGACGAAACAGCTACTATTGGTGACAATGATGATCCTAAGCTATCCATCATCAAATATACGATTCATCGTTATGCTGGTATTACTACTGCCACTAATTCGTTACTCAAAGATACAGTTGACAACATCATGACTTGGTTGTCGCAATGGATTGCTAAGAAAGTTGTTGTTACTCGCAATACTAAAATCATTGGGGCGATGAACGAAGCACCTAAGAAACCAACCTTAGCTAAGTTCGATGACATTATTACCATGATTAATACAGCTGTTGACCCAGCAATTAAGGCAACATCATTCTTAATGACAAATACTTCAGGCTTAAATGTGCTTTCCGAAGTTAAGGATGCTATGGGACGTTACCTATTGCAACCAGACCCAACACAACCAGACCAATATTTAATCCATGGCAAGCGAATTGTAGAAGTAGCTGACAAGTGGTTGCCTACTGCTGGAACTGCAGCAGCCCCAGTTTATCCATTGTATTATGGTGACTTATCACAAGCGGTTACTTTATTTGACCGAGAAAATGCGTCATTGTTAACGACTAATATCGGCGGTGGTGCTTTTGAAAAAGACCAAACCAAGATTCGTGTAATTGATCGTTTTGACGTTGAACCAACTGATAAAGAAGCCTTTGTTGCGGGTTCATTCAGCCAAATTGCTGACCAACCAGCAAACTTTGCAGCAAGTGCTGCTCCAGCAACAGCCAGTAAGTAATTAGTCAATTATGTCGCCAATAAAACACACGGTACAGTGATAAGCTGGGCGGCTAAGTAAGGATGTGATTTAAGTGGCAGCCAATTTAGAAACATTGAAATCATCTTTGCGAATTGATGGGGATGATGACGACGAGCTGTTAAAAGGCTATTTGTCAGCAGCCACTAGCTACATTAAACAGGCCATAGGGGACGAAAATAGTGTTCCGGGTTTCTATGAAACGGAAGGCGTGAGCAACTTGTTTGAAACTGCTGTTTACGCCTTAGCTGGTTCATACTGGTACTACCGGACATCAATCACTTCAAACACTGTTAATCCAGTTGACTTAGTTGTTGATTCAATCATTGGCCAATTGCGAGGCCTGTATAACCAAAAGCAGGATGAGGTGAACGACAATGGCAATTAATAAGTTAACTCCGGTTGACTTTAACCAACGTATACAGATTGGCACTGTTAAAACTGTTCAAAATCCTATTAATGGAACTAGTAAACAGACATTTGTTAGTCAGTTTAGTTTATATTGTGCACCCTATACACGATCAATTGCATCTTCGTATCAACTTACAGCCGAACAATTGGAGCAAGTAGTGGTCATTATTAGGCATAATCCTAAAGTTTGTGAAGGCATTAAATGTCAGTATAAAGGCAAACTTTACGATGTCATTAATGACAGCATTGATGATTCTAGTAATTATCTATCTTGCGATTATTTAACGCTAAAACAGGTTACTAAGGGGGCTTAGCCATGGCAAACGATAACATAGTTGACCAATTAGAAGACTGGCTTAAGGATGTTCACAAGCTAGTCCCTAACGAAGCTGAACAAGAAAAAATAACCGCAGCTGGTGCTAAAAAGTTAGCTGATAACTTGACAGAAGTCACACGGAAGAAACATTACAGCTCACATAAAGACGAGAAGTACGGACATATGGCTGACAATGTAAGCTATAACAGCAATGACATAGACGGTGAACATGATGGTAGTTCAATTGTCGGGTGGACTAACAAGTATCATGACATGAATGCTAGGCGGTTAAATGATGGCACTAAGCACATTAAAGCTGACCACTTTGTTGACCAGAACCTAGCTGAATCACAAGATGATGTATTTAACGCCATGTTAGATGAATATAAGAAAGGGGACGATGACTAGTGTTATTACCAGTATCACAGGTAGCCAGCCTAGTTAATGCCCTCAAATTAACATGGGTTGATAAAGTCTACTTGAATGAAATACCTCGTGAAGATTTAGACAACACTGATATTACAGTCATGCTATTACAAGAGACTGATTCAAGTCCGGCCTATCATGCAAACAGCACGTTTAAAGGCATAGCCATGGGTGTTGAAATTCAAATATTTTATAAGATTGACCTAGCCAATGACTTTAATCCGATTGAAGCTGAGATAGCTTTGATGAAAACTCTTAAAGATGCTGGCTGGTTAATTGTATCTAGTCAGCACCACACAACTGACCCAGATACCAACCAATTGACCAAAACAATTTACGTAACTAAAAATGAAATGATTTAAAGGAGAGATATAAATGTCAAAACATAATATTGTTAAAGCAACTTTTGCTTTACTAGACGATAAAGGTGACTTAATTAAAGACGCTACAAAAGGCCTATCTACTGACGGAATCTATGTTGCCGATCATAATGGCGAAGGTTTCAGTCAAATCAACGTATCTGCCATTGAAGCAGCCGGAGTAGCAGGTTGGGGAAACGGACAAATCAAACGTACGGCTTATGGTAAGTCTATGCCTACGCTGGCTTTAACCGCTTTAGACTTAGACTTTAAGATTAATCAAATGCTTAAAGGGTTTACACAAAGTTCTACTACAGGTGCATGGGTACGTCAACTACCTAAGCCACATGTTGCAATGATTGCTGAATCACAATCACTAGATGGTGACATCTCAATTTATGAATGCTTCAATAACATTGAATTTGTTGAAGAAGCATCTAACAACTCAACTGATACTAACAGTGAAGCAGCTTACTCAACAGCATTAAATGGTACCGTCTTAACACCATTGAAGCCAAACATTTTCTTAGCTGCCAATGGCGTACAACAACCTTATATGATTGCCAAGTCAACTGATACTGGATTTGATTTAGACAAACTTTATGCCGAAGTATTTGGTGGCTATACCAAACCGGTAAGCGGAACAACTAGTGCAACAACCGTTGTAACACCTGGTCAATAATTATCTAAAGGCTTCCCTCAACTGGGTGGCCTTTTTACATAACTAAAATAAAGGGGTACAAGTAATTATGAAAATCAACGCTAAAAACTATTTTAAAATCAACAAGACGGCCAATGTAACAGCAACTAATAATATCATTCGATTAGCTACTAAGGTTCAAATTGGTATGTTGGAATCACAAGATACTGAAAAAGAAATCACTGAACTAGATGCCATGAAAAACGGCTTAGAATTGCAAGATGAAATGGCCGATTTTGTGCAACGTGTCATGGGCTACACTGACCAGCAAATGGAAACAATTAATGATACTATCTCAATTGAACGGTTTGGCGAAGGTGTTGGTTACCTAATTATGCGTTTAAATGATATTTCAGACGCTGATATTAAGTTGTCTGAACAGAAGCAACGTAAAGCCATTGAAGACGCTAAGTCGTCAAAATAAGCCGGCACAAGCGTAACGGTGAGCTTAAAAAGGAAGTCCTAAAGTTGAAAAACCAGCAGGAAGACTTCAACTTGCTAGCTCAACAATTATTGACTGAGGGGCTATCACCAAAAGAATTTGATGATAGTTCCTTTTTTAATACAATGGCGACTTTGAATGCTCGTAAGAAGGAAGATCGTGCTGAACTAGTCGACCCGCTCGAAGCCATTAGTCAAACATATGGCTTATAAGCGCTTGTGCCTAAAAGGAGGTTAAAAAATAATGGCTAAAAAAGTAGTTGGTCGTGAGATGACCAGTAAGGTTGGCTTAGATTCAGCAGAAGCTGTTAAATCACTCAAGCAGTTAACCGCTGAGGTTAAAGCTAACACTAGTGGATGGAAAGCCCAAGAGACGGCATTAAAGTCAGCGGGTGAGTATCAAAAGGCCGCAGCAGCTAGGGTAGACGGCTTAGCCAAATCAATGGAGATGCAGAAGTCTAAAATTGATGAGCTAAAGTCCCGTCAAGCAGGACTAAACAGAGATACTAAAGACGGTGAACAGCAATATTTAAAGCTATCTGACCAAATTAACAAGGCTAGTCGTTCGTATGACAGTATGGGTGGTCAGCTAGATCGGGCTAAGTCTAAATTACAGTATTACAATTCAGGCTTAGCCGACTTACAAAGAGGCTATAAACAGAGTACAGCTTTAAGTGAATCCTATGTGAAGCGCCTAGAAGCCGAGGGCAAGTCTGCCGAAGCTAACAAGGCTCGTTTAGGTGGTTTAAAGCAAGCCTATTCGAACATGGAAGCCCAGTACAAGGCCCAAACTAACGAACTGGAACGGATTAAGAATGCCAGTGGTGCTACTAGTGACGCTTATAAACGTCAGCAAGTACGTGTTAATGAGACTGCCACAAGCATGGCTAAACTCAAAAGTGAAACTAATGAGTTAGATTCAGCCATGAAGAAGTCTAACGCTAGTGGCTTCACTAGGATGCTCGATTCCGCCAAGTCTAAACTAGGCTTAGTCCGAGATGAAGAAAAGAAAACTAAGGACGATACCAAACATTTTGCCATTGGAGCTGCGATTGGTAATACGATTAGCAACGCTGCATCTAGTGCAATTGGCTACATTAAAGGGGTTACCAAACAAGGTTATGAACTAGCCGAAGCTGGGACTACGATTAAAAAGCAGTGGACAAACTTAGGTTTATCCGATGCAGATGCAACGAAAATGACAGCTCAAATTGGTGATATTCGCTCCAAGGCTAACATGTCCGGCGGTGCTATTGATCAGATGCAAAAGAAATTCTATGCGATGACTAACAGCACCACTAAAGCTCGTGACATGACCGAGGTATTAGCTAGTTATGGTTCAGCCGCAGGTAAATCCGGCGACCAGATAGTTAAGATTTCTCAAGGGGTAGCCAAGTTAAGTGGTAGTTCTAAAGTAACCGCCAGCCTATTTAAGCGGACATTCGGTCAAGTACCTGAACTGCAAAAGGCCATTGTTAAAGCTAGCGGTATGTCAACAGATGCTTTTAACAAGCAGTTGGCAGCTGGGAAGATAACTGGCTCACAATTGCAAGGCTATATGGTCAAGGCTGCTAAAACAAGTGGTAAAGCATGGTCAGAGTTTGGTGATACGACTAAGGGTAAAATGGCAGCCATTCAAGGCACTTACACTAACTTGAAAGTAGCGTTTGCCAAACCTTTAGTTGCTGGTGTTGAAAAGGCTATCGATGGAATTTCTGAGAAGAAGGGTGCTTTAGATAATGTTAAGAAGTCCTTAACCGATCTAGTTGGCACACTTGGTAAGAAAACTGGCCAGTATATCGGTAACGTCATCAGTTTCTTAGCCAAGAATGAAAAGCCAATCGAGAAGATGGGCGGTGCAATTGCTAGTATTATTGGTAGTTTGGCTAAGGGTGTGTGGTCATCTATAGCTGGCACTTTAAAGCTGATCGGTGGGCATTCAAAGGACGCTTCTAAAAGCATGAATGGAGTGGCTGACGCCACTGCCAATATTGCCAAGCACAAAGGCGCTATTGAAGCCTTAGGTAAAGCTATCATGTTTTATTTAGCGGTGTCTAAGCTAAAGGCTATTGGTAGCACTCTTTATGGTGTTGCTGGTGCCGCTGGTAAAGTTGGTGGAGCGCTAAGCCGGATTGTATTTAAGCCTAGGGTTGAAGGTGAAACTGGTAAACGTGAGCTAACCCTATTTAGCAAGGCCATTAAAGGTACTGCTAAAGGAATTGGTAAAGGTCTAAAATGGACGGCTAAGGTTGCTTGGAAAGGTGCTTCTAAAGCAGTTGGTCTATTATGGAAGGCTACTAAAGGCACTAGCAAACTGATTGGCAAGGGCCTATCATGGACAGCTAAAATCGCCTATAAAGGGGCATCTAAGGCATTCAGCGTGCTAGGCGCTGGTATTAAAACACTAGGTAAATCATTCCTGTCATTAGGCAAACTGTTACTAGCTAACCCAATCGGCCTAGTTTTAACTGCTGTGATTGCACTAGGGGTCGCATTCTATGAAGCCTATAAGCACATTAAACCGTTTAGAGAATGGGTCAACAAGGCGTTTAAATCAGTGGTTAACTTTGGCAAGGGTATCGCTAAATGGGGTTCAAATGTTGGCAAGTCGGTAGGTCGAACGCTAGGCAACATGTCAAAGAAGTGGAATGGTTTTAAGAAGAGTTTTGCGAAGGCATGGAACAAGCATTGGTCAGCCATGGGTAAATCACTCAAAAACAGCTGGAATAGTTCCGTTAAGCATACTAAAGAGTTCTTTAGCAATATAGGAAAAGTCTTTTCATCATTTGGGAAGTCTTTTAAAAAAGCTTGGAATTCATATTGGAATTTTGTTCATGATTTTTATGCTGGCATTTTCAAAAAGATTGCTAAAGTTTTCAAATCTTGGACTAGTGCAATCTCAAAAGCATGGACTAATTTCAAGAATTGGTTCGGTAAAAAGTGGAACGGCATGTGGAATGGTGTTCATGATTTCTTCTACGGAATAACTAAAAAATTAAGCAAGACTTTCAGCGGCTGGACTTCTGGAGCTATGGACACTCTAGGAAGTTTTGGCGATAAATTTAAATCTGGTTGGAATGGACTTGTTAAAGGCGTCAAAAACATTTTTAGTGGTTTATGGGATGACTTAAAAGGCTTTGCTAAAGATGGCATGAATAATGTCATTGATATAATCAATCATGGTATCGATGCGGTTGATAGTGTTATCCATGCGTTCGGTGGTAAGAAGAAGACTATTGCTGATTTAGGCCATGTTAATTTTGCCACTGGTACTGGTATGTTTAGTGGGTCACGTAACCCAATTACCAAGCCTACTATGGCAATGCTTAATGATGGTAATGATAGCCCGCAAACTGGCAACAAAGAAATGATTATGCTACCTAACGGCGATTCAGGTATTGTACAAGGTCGTAACACTAAGATGTTGTTACCCGCTGGTACTGAGGTATTGAATGCTAGTGAAACAGCCATGTTAATGAGTATGCAGGGCATGACTAAGTATGCCAAAGGTACTGGATTCTTTGGTGATATTTTAAACAGTGTTACAAGTGGTATTTCAGGTGTAACTAGCTGGGTTGGTAAAAAAGTTGGCAGTTTGGAGAAGTTCTTCAAGACTGCCACTAACATCATTGCACACCCAATTAAATCACTCGAAAACTTGTTTAGCTGGTCTTCTAAGGGTGTTTCAGGCGTTATGAGTAATATTGGCCACGGTCTATTTGATGGTGCTGAGAAGCAAGCTAAGACGTGGTGGTCATCCCTATGGAGCATGGTTAATTTAAGTGGAGATGGTTCATACGGTGGAGGCTGGCAATCACCAGGTAGTGGTTGGACGCACACTGATGGGTTTGGTTCTTCTCGTGGTGGTGGTCGTGTTCACGATGGTAATGACTTCTCAGCAAGTGTAGGAACTCCATTCCACGCAATGCACGGTGGTACAGTTATCCGTGTTGGTAATCCTCCATCTGGATGGGGAGACGTTGGTTATAACATCGTTACTCGTGATTCAACTGGTAAAGAAATTATTTACCAAGAATTTGGAAATGCAAAAGACGTTAAAGTTCACCAAGGTCAACATGTAAAAGCTGGCGATGTTTTAGGTAAACTGGGACATTCAGGACTTGGAACTGGACCTCATTTACACGTTGGTTTAACTAAAGGAGGTTCGGTCTGGAATCGAAGTGGATATAGCACTGCAGGATGGTTAGATATCACTAACCAACACGGTAAAGATAAGGGATCAGACGCTGGAAGTGATACCAATAACTCACTCCAAAATACTATCAAGAAGCAAGTTGGTGGTGGTTTCTGGAAGTTCATTAGTAAAATTGCCAGCATGTTTGGCGACGATGGTGGAAGTGGCAATTCCCCTTCTGGGCATATGAGTATGAGCAATTTTACTAGTATTGCTAATCAAGCTGCTAGCATTGCCGGGGTTAAACTATCGGCTAATGATATTAAGAGACTGTATTGGCAAGCACATGTTGAATCTGGCGTTAATCCTGCTACTGGTGGTGGTTATGATGACCATGATGGAACAGGATTGCCTGTTGGATTATTCCAGTATAAAAAAGGTACATGGGACGCGTGGGCTAAAGCTGGTCATAAGAATATTCATTCAGCACTTGATCAAATTATAGCTGTTATCCGTGATAGTAATTGGCGAAGTGATTTAGCACCATATGGGGTTACTCGTGGTTGGGGACCGACTGGTCATAAACGATTTGAGAACGGTGGCATTATCAACACTAACCAGTTAATTGAAGTTGCTGAACATAACAAACCTGAAATGGTACTGCCATTGACTAACAAATCTCGGGCTAACCAATTGATCACGCGGGCTAATCAAATTATAAATGGTAGCAATGATAGCCAAGTTGCATCTATTGATAGTGATAGCAATAAAAAACTTGATAAACTAATCAGCTTAATGTCTGCCATCTTAGGCAACATGGGTAATGTACAAGCCGTAATTGCTAAATCTGACGTGGTTAATGCCGTTAAATCAGATAATAAGACAGCTTCGCAGTATTCACAAATGATGGGGTACTAATCAAAGGGTTGTCCTTAATTGGACACCCTTTTTACATAACTAAACTTAAAAGGAGGTTAAATCGTGACCTTACAACGAGATGATTTTGAATATGCTGGATTAAATAGCCGGGACGATTTACAGGTTGAGATGGGCAACGTGGTATTACCTAGCACACCGGCCATGGCTGAAGAAGTTACTGACATACCGGCCATGTATGGTAATCAATTTAATGGCACGGACTTTACTAGCCGAACGATTAGTATACCGGTGTCCATTTACTGTGCTGATAATCAAGATGCCTTTAATCAGAAAATGCACAATTTAAGCGGGTTATTATTAAGTGATGACCCTAGTGATAATGGCAAAGAATATCCACTAGTATTTGGCTTTGAACCTAAAGTGACGTATTGGGGACATATTACCGCAATTAGTGATCCAGCCCCAATTAATCCTGGTATGTATGACATGACACTTACGATTACCTTTGTGCAGTCTGATCCACGGGCAACGCTCCCACAAGTTGAGAAGCCTTTAAATAATGGCTTAAATACAATTACCGTTGGTGGCACTGCACGAACAGCTCCAATTGTTCAAGTTGTGCCTAAACGGCCGTTAAAATACATCGGTTTCAGTCTTAATGGCGGTCAGTTTGGTTTAGGACCAGAAACTCCTGACGACCAAGCCAATGCTATTCAACCCGATATTAGTGTGGTTAATGACCCTATTGCTAGTATGGCAATGTGGACTAATGATCCTAATGCCATTATTGGCATTAAGACCGATGGTAATTATAAGTATCAAGGTAGCGCTCAGATTGATCAAAATACAACAGTCATGAGATTAGCATTTGCGAATGGTTCAAAAGACTTTGGACCGATACCGAACGATCCGCCTGATGCTTGGCTAGGCCCAACTTATCGGTATACTGGGATGACTCAGTCTTTAACCAACTATCGTGTTCATGTTGGGTTACATCACATACGACACCAAGGTACTCATAACGGACGAGCAATGGGGAAAGTACAATTTTCATTACTCGATGCCAGTGGTAATACAATTGGTCGGTTTGTCATTGGTGACCACATGAAAGGTGGTAAGACCTATGCCACACTGCAGCTATGCAAGCCAGGAAGTAATTTTAGAGATGGCAAATATAAAACACTTTACTGGGGATATGGGCCTAGCGGTGCATTTTACAATAAAAGAGACCAAAAAGTTAATATTAAAACTGGGACAACCACTAAAACAGTAACTAAAAAAAGTAGGTCTAAGCATGGCAAGGTGACGAAAAAGTCAATCAAAGAGACCGTGAATAAATATGTGACAGTCGTTAACAAAAATGAAGGCAACGCCTTAACCAATGCTTGGGTATTTATGGACTTGACGAAAGCTGGCAATGTTTATACGTGGGAATTGCATCAGCATAGTCCTTATACTGGCCAGCCTTATCACGATAGAAACCAGCGTTTAATTGCAAGTGGCCGCTTTGTAGATACTAACAATGAATTCGAGTCAGCCTTAGGTGGATTTGGTCAAACATTCCTAAAACACCCAATCACGGAAGACAAGGACAAAGTACCATACGTAGTTCCTTATATGGCACTCACCGATTTACAAGTCTGGCAACACAACCAGCCACAACCAAATGAACCTACTTATATTGCTAATGCAGGGGAAGAGATTGTCATGGACTGCGAGGCTGATACCGTAACCGTCAATGGGCACTTGGTATCGCCGGTTTGGTCAACCGATTATCCGCAATTAAAACCGGGTGTTAATGGGCTAACTATGGTTGGTGATCTAGATGACGCTCAAATGACGCTTAAATACCTGCCAAAACTATTATAGCAACACAAGGAGGTTAGCCGATGGCTTTAACCAATCAATATTTAATTCTAAATCCAAGTTTGAAACGGATTGGCACTCTAACTGTTGACGGTGCTACTAAATTTTCAAACGACAGTATCAAAATTCAACTTGCCGATGCAGATACAACTAGTACCTCATACGATGATGACGTCAGTGTAGGAACTAAGGACAACTATAACGGCACGATTAATCTAAATGCTCAGTCTAAAAAGTTTGACCACCAAGGATCGTTAGATGTGCTTCAAGGCCAACCCGATTCAGACAAAGTTGTCGCTGGCAATAATCTTGCTTATTATGATGCCTTGTCGGGGCACTGGTATGTGATGCACATTTACAGTGTTGAGGAAAATAATACAGCCGCTACTAAGCATGTTACGACCGCTAACTTTACTAATTTGTGCCTATTTACGTTGGCTCATCATTATCCAGTTGCGATGGCCGGTTCAGATATAGCTATCAAGGACGCTTTTACGAGTGCATTCAGTGATACCGGCTGGACACTAAAATTTAACACAATCAATGCAACGGTTCCGCCTATCTCGATTGATGGCAAAACTAAAGCATCAACGCTATTACAATCATTGTTGCAAGCCTATAACGTAGAAATTGATTGCTACGTTGAAATTGACTCACAAGGTAATGTTCAATCGAAGACTTGTGAAATTGTCGACCAGTTGAATGCCGACAAGGTTTATAACGAAGCAATCTTCGGTAAAAATATCACTAGCATTAAACGAACAACCGTTTCAACACCGATTACCAAGCTGATTGCTTATGGGGCTAATGGTAATACCATAACTGCTGCCAATGATGGAAAAGCTTATATCGTTGATGATGAAGCTAATCAGAAATATAACCCGGACTGGCAAGCCGGGTTGTACTATGAAGGTGTTATCACTGCTAATCTCATTGAACATGCGGCTGGTTTAAAGGCGTGGGCTGAACAGATGCTACAGCTTTTTAATCACCCGAGAACATATTATGAAGTTAATGTGGCACCAACTTTTAACCCGCCATTAGGTGCTACCATTCGCTTTAAGGATGACAAAATCACGCCAGCCCTTGATGCCAGTGGTCGGGTAATTCAGCGGACGACATCTTTTGCCAATCCTTATGGTAATACCGTTGGATTTGGTGAATACGTCACAGTGCCAGCTGCCACGCCAGCTTGGTTGCAAGGCTATCAAAGCGCCATTAGTAGTGCCATTGAGAAAGCAAGGGAGAACGCCAGCTCGGTTAAACCAGTCGCTTTGACTCCCGACGGAAACAACTTCACTGATCCTACCCAGACTAAGCGGTTAATCTTACAGGCTTGGGAAGGTAGCACTAATATTTCAGCCTATATTGATAATAAGGGATTTATTTGGCGACGATATAACCAAAATGGAACTGTTGATACCAGCTATGAAAATACGGGATATTTAATACAAGCACCATATAGTGCTGTTGGTACTTTGCGTGGCACAATTGAAACGGATTATATTCAATCAGACCCTGAGGTGACACTGGATACCACTAGCATTAAGCATTGGGGTGACTTTCAACGGTCAGATGATGTAGTAGGGTCAGATAGTGTCGTTCAATATATGTGTCCGTTAAGTAACGGCCAATATTTAACTAGTCGTGCGATTAATACTTATTCAACCAAAGACACGATGTATGTTTTGCATGACAGCGACTTTAAGCCAATTAGTAAGATGATTATGCAATATGGTGGTCATGGAGCTAGTTTTGATATTGAGGAAGTCAATGGGGTGACCTATATATGGGCAGCAAATTACACTGACAACACACATAGTGTATCAACCGTCACACGTTTTCCCTATGCCGCTGGAATAACCATGCAAGCCAATGATAGTCGAATTGAACGTTATTATTCCATGAACAGATATATGCGCTTAAGCATGGATTTTAAACATGGTTATGTGCTAGTTGGTAACAATAGCGGTGCTATGTATATCATGACACTAGATGATTTAAAGAATGGCAGTTATAACATAAAATACTCCTTTAACATTTTCAATTATGGCTATGAGGATAGTCAAACGTACCAATCACAAACGCTTGATTTTCCGTATGTTTACTGGGATTCCGGTGGCTCTGACTTACACGATAATCGCATGTTGTATGGCGTTAATGTTGTGCATGGTGGTCAAGAGTTCGCCCTTAACTTAATGCTTGATATGGACTTTAAGACTGCAGATGACGTGATGGAACCTGAAACGGTAAAAGCAATTTATGATTCAGCAGGCAATTCAACTTTGCTGTTAACGTTCAACTGTTGGGTCAATGATAGTCCAATTGAACGGGTCTATTCAATACCAGTCAAAACTAGGGCAGCTGCTGACACCCTAAATAGAAGGGAGGTGAATTAAATGGCAGAATCTAACGCAACTCAGGTCATTCTAACCGATGACGGCCTTAAAATTATCAAGGCACAAGATACCGCTAATGAAGCAGTGGGTAACGTAAATGACATTAATAGTGATAACAAACTTACGCCCTCTGAAAAATTAAAATTAAAACAAGAATATGATAAAGATGTTGAGCTTTATAACATTGATATCGAACAATTAAAATCCGTCGATTTACCTACAGCAGAATTAGAAACTGCTATGAGTAATTTGACGGATTTTGTAACTCCACTGTTTAAGGAAATGAATATAACTTCAACTGTAGACAGAGATACTTTAGATAGTGTGTTTACAGCTTTTGCTACGGCAGATAAGAATGCCTCTCAAGCCTTTGTTAATATGGTTCAACAAGTAGCAGATGGTGCTAAAAAAGCTGGAGATGATGCAAAGGAAGCCGGCGAGAAAGCGCAAGAAGCCGGTGAAGCAGCAAAGCAAGCTGCTAGTCAAGCTCAAACGGATGCCACTCAAGCAAAATCAGACGCTGCAACTGCTCAACAGAAAGCACAATCTAGTATTGACCAACTAAACGCTCACTTACCAGATATTGATGCAGCATTAAGCACCGCTAACCTAGTTAAGCAAGATGTTACTAAGCTAAGTAATACTACAGAACAATACCAAAATGAATATACTACAGGAATTAAGAATGTGATTAAGACAATCGATGATATTTCAATCGGTGGAACTAACTTAATAAAAAATAGTAGTAGTGATGTGGTCATTGACGATACAGTCAAAAATAGCGGATATTTATATAGTGTAATTTATTCAGGCCTAGAAGTTGGACAACAATACACGTTTAGTTCAGAGGTTACGGTCAACGTAGGTAAAGCTGACAAGATTTGTGTTAATACTTTCAATCCAAATAACGGTTTAACAACATTAGCTAGTGACCGACCTATAGTCAATGGAAGAATAGAATACACTTTCACAGCTGTTAAAGATTACCCTGTATTGTTAGTTTACGCTGGCACGATGGGGGGAACTAAAGGTAATAAAGTCACTTTTCATCATTATCAACTTGAAAAGGGCAATAAAACCACCGATTGGTCGCCAGCTCCAGAAGATTTAGCTACCGCAACAGAATTTGATCAACTAAGCGATGCTTTAAGGCTAACTGCCAAACAGACAGATATGGATAAAGCGCTAAATAGCATTGCTACATTTACTGAAACGGCAAATGAGCTACAAACTCAAGTAAATAGTAAGGCTGGTCAAAGTCAAGTTACGCAACTAGCTGACCAATATCAAGCGGTAGTAGGTAGTATGGCTGGTAGTAGCTTAGTTCCTAATTCTGGATATCCTATCAATACAAACCATTGGGTTGCTGGTGGTGCTAAGAATATTTTTAGTATTACAACACATGCTTTTTACCATAATGCAAAAGATAATATTTTTATGTTGCGTAACCAAGGAGGAAAACCAGCTCCAGAATCAGCTTCAGAATGTTTTATATCTTCGGAAAGATTCCCAGTGAAGCCTAACACTCAATATATTATATCTTTTAAAGGGTTTGCTTCAAGCAATGTTCCAAGCATGGATGTTTGGTTTTTTGGTAGAAAATACAGCTCAACTTCTCCAACAGGTTATGATAAAACTATATTAATTGAGGGCAAGAAGGTATTATCGTCATCACAAGTAGATACAGTGCAAGCGGTATTCAACACTGGAGATTGTGAAGAAGGATATCTTAGATTTGATAATAATGGATCTACAGATGGTAAAGACAGTGGCTTGTTCTTCACCGAAGTCCAAGTAAACGCTGGAACAATTGCAATGCCATGGTCGGCTCCCACTTTGTCACAAACAGATATTACGGCTTCAATTGGTAATATTCATTTAGGTATTAAGAACGCGGACGGTTCCACATCTACTTTCAATATGAATGGTAATACTATCTTGATGGATACTGCTCAAACTATCATTAATGGTAAGACAAGCATTTTAGACGGAACTATTGGAACAGCTAAGATTGCCAATGCGTCTATCAATACAGCGCAGATTGCGGATGGGGCAATTAATAACGCTAAGATTGCTAACGCAAGTATTGATGACGCTAAAATTAACAGTCTTAATGGTAATAAATTAGTTGAAAACAGTATTACAGCTAACAAGATCAATGTTGACGACTTAATTGCTAACGGTATTAATACTAAAACGTTGACGTCTGTCAATTTGAATACAAGTACGTTGACTACTCCACAACTCAACCTCGGATTGAATGGAACGTTTACCGAAGATTTTGATTACACACAACCAACTTCGATGTTCTTGCCAAAGAAGAATAAAGGAACATTGACCTTTAACCATGGTGTTCTACAGTCTAAAGGACGTATGCAAACATATACTGGAAATCAATGGGGTGGCATGAATGATAATTATACTTTCCAAGCTGGAATTGATAACTCTCAATGGACAGAAATTGCTCCTGGGTATATCAAACTAGATTTATTCAAACAAAATAACGCTGACGTTGGACAGCGTACCTATATAGATCCAACAGGTTATTACTACACATCAAGAAATGGTATTGCTAGTTATTTAGGTAATGTTTTACAAACTCCACAAGTTCAAACTTCTAGTGTACTTACTAAGTATATTGGGACAAGCGATGGAAATTCACTTCTACAGATTGGTAGTAACGGTGACCACTACGGTTTACAAGTTGGACCTTATGCTGGAAATGAAGCCGTATTAAGTGACTTCATATATAACTCTACAACGAGTGGCGCACCAAATGTCAATATCACTGCAAATGGGCATCTAGTTCGATCAACTTCCGCTTCAAAGTATAAGTACAACATTAAAAATCCGGATATTGAAACAACCCTGGGCGATAGATTGTTAAATGTACACTTAGCAACGTGGAACGACAAACATGCTGTAGATTTGTACGCAGAGCAACTAAACACAGGAAAAGAAATAGAAAAATCTTCGATTGACAAATATTATGGTCTCATTGCTGAACAACTAAGGGATGCTGGTCTGGATATGTTTATTAATTATGGTAAAAACCATGAAATAGAGGGTATTCAATATGATCGAGCGTGGGTTCCGCTTTTGTCAGTGATTAGAAGGCTAAATAATAAAGTTAATGAGTACGAATTAAGAATTAGTAAATTGGAAGGAGCAAACAAATGAACGGCTTACAGATAACAACAATCACTCTTGCTAACAATGATAATTTAGGGAACGGTGTAGCCAAACGAAAAATTGGTTATACAGGTTCTTTCTCAGATGGAACATATACAGAGGGCTTCATTTTATTAAATGATGAAGAATTCTTAAAAACTAATTTTTTTGATATAACAAAGATTATTGGAAATAAACTGATTGAGAACCTAGGAGGACAAATCAGTGGAAAATAATAAGACTAAACAAAATGAAGTTGAAGAATTGAAAAGTCAATTAGAGACAGAACAACGCAACAATAAGATTCTACAAGAACTAGCATCTAGCCGTGCGGCTCGTGTTAATCAATTAGAAGTGGAAGTAGCATCATACAAAGTTATTCTATCAGAACAAAGCAAATAGGAGGAAGATAAACATGGCATTATCAACTAATCAAAGTATCTCACTAAGTGGTGTATCAACAATTGATGGTAAACAGGTGGCAACATTCTCAACTGTCGTATCTAAAGGACTATCATACACATCGGTATCAACACAAATTACCGACCAAGACTTATATGATAAGAGCAAGGCTGAGGTACGCAAAGATCGGAATGATTTTCAAACGGTAGCCGATAACTTATCTGATAGCCTAGAATCAGGTTCCGTTAAAAGCACTGGACAAACAGCCTAACAATTAAAAAGAAAGAGAAGGAGGAACATAAAAGATGGCAAAAACGCTTAGTTTTATTGATACTTCACCACAAACGGTTAAAATTGGCGATACTACCACTAGCTTCACATTAATTTGTGGCAATGATAATGTGGCAACGGACTTAACTAACGCCACTTCAATTACCGCTAAACTGGGTAACGATAGTGGCTATCTTAAATCGGCCACTATTAATCCGGCTAGCTTAACCGACCCAACAACTGGTCAAATCGTGCTAGCTTTAACAGCGGATTTAATGACCGGCTTAAAAGCGGGAGACTATCAGCTAGAAGTCTGGGTGGTTGATAGTACCGGAACGTCAATTTACCCTAGTGAGTCAACGTTACAGTTCCAAATTAATAGTAGTCTTGAATAGGAGGAAAACAATTGAATAAGCACAAATTAAGGGCGTTCATCTTAATGGTGGGCGCTATTTTTATGGCCTTTTTATTGGGTAATACTACCAGTCATGCTGCTCGCATGGATATGGTCGACGTGTCGAATAACAACGGATACATGTCAACGGCAGAGTATGTTTCCATGCGTAACGAGTTCGGTGTTAAGGCTGTTACGGTCAAGATTAGTGAAGGCAGTACGTACAAGGATCCGTATGCTGCCAGCAACATTGCAAATGTCCAAGCAGCGGGAATGTATATCAATGGTTACCATTTTGCACACTACGCCACTAAAGCTCAAGCGATTGCCGAAGCTGACTTCGCCGGTAAAACGGCTAAAGTGGCAGGGCTGCCAGTTGGCGCGGTACTAGCGACCGACGTCGAAGCTGAGGAACAAAATTACCAATCCAAAGCAACCAACGACCGCAATAATGCCGCCTTCATGAAAGAGATTCAGAAATTTGGCTATCGGGCCGACATTTACACTTCCGGATCGTGGGCTAACAACAAAATGACCATCAAGAATAAAACTGGCTGGATTGCTGCCTACCCGTATGTGGCTAGCGGCAAGAACTGGTATTCAAATAACCACGCATGGCAGTGGTCATCAACGGCTAGATTCCGCATCAGCTATGGTGGCTTCGATGTTAGCCAATTAAATGACAAACACTACACTGCCGGTCAGAAATCAACGGTAAAGCCAACTAATAAGGATGCAGTTAAGACCAACAACAAAAAAGCCAACAAACACACTTACAAGAAATCTGCATCATCCAAGTGGATCAAGGAAGCTAAAACTTACACACTCAAGACGGCGGTTAAGCTGCACACAAGCACGTCAACGTCATCAAACACAATCGCTATTTTGCCAGCTGGAACCACGGTAAAGACTGATCAAGCCATTATTAAGGGCGGGTATCGCTGGGTACGTCAGCCTAGATTAAATGGCTATGGCTATCTAGTAACCGGGCCGACAAGCAATACGCTGAAATATGTAAAGAGTGGTGCAGCTCACACGTATTACACAGTTAAGTATGGTGACAGCTGGTGGACAATTGCACAACGCAACGGCCTAAGCATGAATGCGTTAGCTAGTCGAAACGGCAAGTCGATTTACACCACTATCTATCCTGGCCAGCGATTGGTGGTGCGGTAATGGTGCAATACGACGACACAACTAAGTTACTAATGGATATCCAAAAGGACGTGACCACCACCAAAACGAAAGTTGAAAACATCGAAGAAAAGTTAAATCAAGTTGACGATATTGGCAACAAAGCAGAAAAGGCACTAGCCAAATCAATTGAGGTCGAACATGAGATAGGGCGGATTACTCAGATTCAGAATTGGGTTATCGGTGTCTTGATTAGTGGCGTGCTCGTCACGTTAGTTATTTATATCGCAGAAAAGTTTTTATAGGAGGATATTATGAAAAAAATTAGTTTTAAGAATGCTGATGGAAGCTTAAATGGTAAATTAATTGCTGGAATTATTTCATTATTGATTGTGCTAGTTCAGCAAGTGTTGGCCATGTTTGGTATTAAGTTTACTGGTGACTGGTCAGCCATTGTAGCTGTTGTCAACACTGTATTAACGATTCTTGGTATGCTGGGCGTTATTACTGACGTTCAAACAGTGACAGCACCAGCGGTTGACAGTGATGAGGAAAGCCAAGTTGAAGCGACTGCTAATAAGGTTGCTGACGAAATGCAAACACCAAAATCCGCAGCTGCTACAGTGAATAGTTCTGCAGCTTCTGAAACTGAAACAACGTCAGAATCCGATTCACAAACAAGCAAAAAATAGTATAATCAATCCCCTGCGCTTCGGCGTGGGGGATTTTTTGTATTTAACTATTGACAGGTGTCATATATAACATTACATTATGGTAACGAGTCTGATAAAGAAAAGAGATAATGTTAAATGTTTGGAAATTTATTAAAGTTACTAGGTTTAAGTCGTTGGTATCACCATGAGCAACATGCAGATAAATCAAACGCCCGTAAAGCTAGTGGCCAATCAGCCTTTTCGTATGATGATCTCAAAGGATTACGCAAGTTGGCATTCTGGTTATTTGTGTTCAGCATAGTTTTTAATTGGGGCTTTGTTGGTGCAGTTAGTTTGATTGCATGGTTAGCCATGTGGGTTATTAGCCTGCTATTTTAAATAGCGTTAATTAAATGTCGTCCCGTAACTCGTCAAAGTTACATTCGGGGGGTTTATTGATAGGAACAGAACCGGGTCGCAAACTACACAGCGTACTGGATATCTTGGTACCTGTGCCGATAATGGTTCAATTTCTGGTTACGATTCATGGGCTGGAATGTTAGGCGAACCTTTGGATAGATTACAGATTCATATTAATGACAATAATAAGTATTAATATAGAGCGTGTTTTATTTGAATATTTAAATTTAAAATGTTAGAGTTACTTTACCCCCAGGATTTTGAACATTATATCGAAACCCTGTTAAAAAGCCTGTTCAGTTTAAATGCTGAGCAGGCTTTTTTGCTATGGCGAATAAGATTATAAAATGTACTGTAAGTAATTTATATTTACGCTATATCAGTATTTTATGTA